CCTGAGGTTGCGATGTGGGCACCGCCATGTTTTTAGAGCAAAAGCTCATAGCACACGCGAGGGGTTGATCAAGTCCCTATGTTGAGCTCACCCAACAGCTAACTCAAGATAACCCTAGAGTTCGGGCCCTGGAGAATGGCTACTTCTTTCCAGCCATTTTCGCAGCAGTTGATCCTTCACGGACCACGACAACAGTCTTCTTCTTCCTCTTCCGCTTATTCTTCTTAGCTGCTTGAGGCTGTACTTGAACTACAGTACCATTAGGCAAGCCTTGAGGAGCAGGACGCAGGATTGGACCTGAAACCGTCGCTAAATTCTTAGCAATAGATCCGGCCGCTCCTATTGGTCCAGGAAGGGGACTAAGCCAATCACCAATCGTTTCGATTAGATCTTGGAACCATTCGCCGAGTGGATTCATTCGGACAGGCACGTCAACAGGCATCCTACTCATAGCATGAGAATAAATATTCAAAGCCATGGCATCATATTCAGCAGAAGGAGTCGCAATTGTAATCTCTGTGAGCTCTGCCAACGACGGAAATCGTTCAAGATAAACTTTTAACGTCAAGTTGTAGGAACTCAATGGATTTGCATTTGTGATTTTTATTCCGCACATGTGATACGGGAAAAGTTGACACATCGGCGCCGTCATAATGAAATTACCAATTGCCGGAAACTGAGCTAACGTCTGCTGAATAGCAGGAAATATAAGCTGAGCCGATGTAGGCAAAGTGGATTCATCAAAATTCGGGGGCATGATCATTGGCATCGTCGCGCAAGGAGCGAAAGGGGGATTTTCATTAGTATGGAAAGTTCCAACCATGTACGATCCCTCTTCAGAGTTCCGCGTTTGGGTACCTGGGATCAGCATTGCTGATGCGGTATCCACTGGAGGATACCGATACTCACAACCAGACATTGCTCCGAACCGTACAGGAGTATTCATCTGGGTCCAAGAAAACGTGGTCGGATCACGAGGGACCGTCGCATATTTCCAAGTTGTGAGCGTGCCTTGTCTGCTTATTACAGCAGTGTCGTCACGAAGTTCAATCCCAATCCCGATGATGCGCGAAGCACCTTGGGTGAAACTTGGATCCACTTCAATTGCACCGAGCTGATTAGCTACGGGTCCTAAAATGTTCAAGACACCCCCGGGAGAGAGAAAGACCTGGGCTCCACCTAACAACGCAGTGGTTGCTGGGGGAAAGGTTTGTTGTATCACGGTACCAGATCTAAAGTCTGACGCAGCAAAGCTCAACTGGTTCAGCCAAGGCCACAGAACAATATCTGCAGACCAAGGTGCTGTCGGAGTTGGGCCGCCTCCGGTTGTCGCATTAAACGCCAATTGCTGCTTTACACACCTAACGGTGGAGGGAGCAGTTTCGACATCAGGCCAACCTTGCAAACTTTTGAGCTGTTCATCATGAAATGGATCTAGAGCGCACACTAGCCAATCTTTTCCAGAAGAAGTTAATTCAACCTTAGCATCACGAACCCACGAGTTCATAACGCGATCAGCTTTGTGGAATGCTTTTTCAGCACTTAAAACGTCCTTATCGGAAGTAATCTCCATGGTTTTATACGAGGAGAGCGTATTGCTTCAGCGTGGCTGATCAAGCCGCAATAGGCCTCCCCGGGATGCTTTCACTTGGGCATGCCTCGACCATTCTACTTCCACCAACCTCTCTAAGAAGTAGCCAAACCGACAAACTAACCGTAGTCAACCCGACCCAAATTCATAAATCCTTCCTGCGGAAGAATCGACGGAAATGGGGCAGCGAGGATTGTCTGCTCCATGCAATAAACATCGAAACGGTCAAGACCGTATCTGATAGCTATTGCAATATGACAAGACTCGAGTTTCAGTTTAATGTCGAACAGATTGTTCACCACTTTGTGCGGATCTTGCATTACTGAGAGAAGCAAGTTCTCATTCGTATATGCCTCTTGCAAAGTCTCCACCGGCGTCTTTATGAGATTATCATATCGATGCAACAATGGGCCCAAAATTGGGTAGGTACGGGGAACATGACCTAAACCGGCAGCCATAGCTTTAGCAGCTGATCGCCACGCTTCATCAACGGACAAAAGCGGGAAAATTCTAACAGGATCTGTCATTATTTTCCCCACCTTTATCACTTGCGAAGGTAAGGGTAGCCAGGCATATTCCAAACCTGAACAAATCTCATCTAGCGGGAGCCACCAGCCCTTAAGAAAAGTCATGCCCAAAAAGTTTTGCGAGATTTTTAGTTTCGCTATAAAACCTAATTTAGCTTGCTCTTCGGCTAATGATTCCATCGGCGCTGTTTCCAGCGCAAATAGCACAGATGCGACATTCAACACACTATTACCAAGTGTAGTGTCGGGCCCGCCCGTGGCACGTTGGTCTGGCATTTCAATCCTCTCTCGCAGCTCGAAATGGCGATCCACATAGACAGCTGTTGCCAGCGTTGCCCGAAATAGGATACCAATCTTGGAACTTGACACTCCTAAGGCTCTGAGAATACGACTCTCAGCCTCCAAAGCATGGGTTCCTTCTGTTCGGTCGAAGGACGAAAAATCATTTTCCGCAAACATAACTACATAGCCTTTCTCTATGTATATGCAGAAAAAATCATCACCAGCCACAATTATAGAATAGCGACTCACTCCAGGGGGTCGGGGTGAACCAACCCAGTTAAGGGAGTTTTGAAACCACTCTGATAATTCTTGGGCGGATTTTCCGGAGCCAATTGCTATACGAAACTCACAACGCCGGCGATCATCTTCAGAAAAATGACCGTCGAAAGGCGTGTTTGAGCGCAAAACAGCACTTGCCCACCCCTCCCGAACGACTACGGGTCCTAAAATTAAGGTCTTTTCGCCGTCACAAAACATTTTTACACGTTTCATGGCAGAATCTATCGGCTTAGCCATATAAGCTTGCACCGTCGGATTAACAGCTTTAATCAACCTTCCTTTAATATTCCCATCGTCTTTTGGCCAAAGCACTTCGTCTGACTTCAAGAAAAGTTCACTTGAAAAATTCAAGGTATTTTCATTTCTGTCTTCGATAGCTTTGAACGCGCGTTGTTTTTTCATACTCCCCTTCATTTTGTGAGCCCATTCCTTTAAAGTTATAGGCCCCTCATCCATGTCTCCGAAATAGACGAGGTTCTCAAAAAGTGTAGCCGCGTAGAACCAAAGTTTCCTGAGTCTGCAACTCTGTATAGTCTTATCGACCATTTTCTCACCTGGCATTTTGAACTCCTGAAAAAAGGGGCAAGTACGCTCACAAGCTTCAAGAGCAGGGATCTTCTTAAGATTTCGCTGTTCAAGAGCATTGTAAAAATGTCTTATACCGTAAGGGCGGCGCATTAGGCACTGAACACCTATAAAGACATACATACCTGGTTCTTTTTTAACGACCAGTTCTTGTGCAACAGGGCAGTTGCGCGGGTCTGCTTCCACATCGAACGGCAAAGCTGCTGATTCATATGTTAAAGGAAGTATCCCAGGAATCATTTGATCCGTGTTCGTTTTAACCGCATAAGAAAGTTTCCAATCTTCTGCATCCGATGCTGTTGCGATGACGGGAACATACTTCACCAAAGCTGGAATCATCTCGTCTTCTTGACGTTGACGTTCAAATTCAGCTGGCGAAATCGGTGGTTCCCGACCACCAGGGAGAGTAGCTAACTTTCGACCACGCAAAGACCAAGCAACAGCCAACAACGACCCAACGGTTGGACTCTTAAAATCCAACCATTTGGTTATGCTAGCACACTGAGCGTAAGCCGCAAGGTTCCAAACGGAATGCGTGAACTCAGGGTTTGGTGTATGCTGAAAGAAAGTATGCATAAAGATCTTCAAAAGACCCGACCACGTCCTCTCTTTGTAGTTACTCAAAGCGCCTTCAAAAACTCCGTATGAGATACCTCGCGGGAGCCCAACTCTCTCCTCTAAAGGAGCCAGTATACTAGTCTTGACATATTCTTCAGCGCAAGGCGTCACTGCCGCTATTATTGACCCGCTAGCTGGGCTAACTAAAGTCAACAATTGTGTGAGCAATGGATGCACAAAGATCTGTCGAAACACCTCTGGAATAGAGCCGACATCAGGTTTGATGAATAAATCTGCAAAAACAGCGAGCCGCGTTTTAGATCGCGCGACCACAATCGGTATGATAAACCGAACAATTTTGTAGACGACCGTCAATAAAAGAACTTTAGTAGCCCAGTACTTGAGAAAAGTGGTAGACTCCGAAGGCGTTGGAACCATCTTGGTTTTCATGTTTCTATAGTTCAAAATATGCTCTCCAAATGAATGTAGAACTTTATTGAACATGGAAGTTTCCTCCCAAACAGTACTCCAAGTAATATACGCCACGGTGTCCCGCAACAATCGAGTGGTATCAAACTCCGCAACACGACAAAAAGTCATGTATTTAGGAGTATTCAACATGATCGAGATTTCTTGAGTCAAAGTCGACATCTGGTAAGGTTGGCGGTTTTTACCCACCATAGCATTCCCAAATTTCTCCAATGCCTCAGTACACACCCACAATTCCTCATGAGTGATTCCTCGACCAAGCGTATTCCACCAATGTCTCATCCCCTCCACTGTCCAAAAGGATGGCGGGAGGATGATTTTCTTTTGCACCAGATCACATGAACCAAGCGGAACGGGTTTAGGGGGCTCAATAACGGGCCTCTCCCCACCTAAAAATTTCACCGTTATGACAAAAAAGTCACCATACTGTCTACTGACGTCCCAAGCATAACCCTGGTAATTGTTTGTAGAGAGCCACCAATCGTTGGACTCACAAGGAGCCCAAGCCGGATCCGTAGCAGACGCTAATTGGATAAACTTACCTTCTTTCTGCCAGAAGGGGCCTTCTCCATGCATCATACCGCCAAGAGACTCAGATCGATAAATCTGAGTAATGACAACGGCATACGGAATCTTAAAAGTGTTTAGGTTAGTGAAAAACTCTTCCTTTGGAACATAGCAATCCTCCAACAAAACGGGCATCCCCATCGGAACGACGGAGACCCGTTTATGGAGTGCAGCTGCAAAGTTCACGTAGTCCTTGTTCGTTACCAACGGGCGGAACCACGTAAATTTGGTCTTCTCCGGCAGGCGAGCTAACACATCGTTTACTGCAATGCATATCCGCTCTGACCCAAACATATCGATTATCTGGGCGCTACCTGTCTCATCAGCATATTTCATCAACCGGCAGATAGCCTCTCTCTCTGCAACACTTCTCACAAAGTGTGCAATAGGGTGAGTGCTAGCATCAGCCCGCGATTGGTGAGAAAAATTGACTTCATAATCTGTTGCCAGATATTCAAATCCTTTCTTCACACGCAAAGGACGTTCTAACCATAACTTGTTAAAGCAGGCTAACCAATTCATCTTAGGCGCTAAAAGCGGGTTCGACAAATGCTTCCTCAACTTCTCTGCGGATACATTGAAATCCACAAAGGTCGTTGGGGCAGCAGAATTGGTAGTCGGCTCAAGAAATGATTGGATATCCAAATCTTTCGCAGGTTTGACTTGTACCGGTTGAGGTGCTGGCACCTCAGGCTGGGGGACAGCAGGAGGTGGCCCTTGCGGGGCTTGCGGCTTGTCAGCTTCGGGCTTATTTTCCGGCTTCTTTCCGTCCTTCGACTCAGAAGCAGGCTTCCCCTTAGGCTTTGCAGGTTTCTGCTCAACCTTCGGTTTTCGCTCGGGCGCAGGGGCTGACGACCCCGTTTTAGGCGCTTGTGGTTTGCCGGCAGGCTTAGATGCAGCAACAGCTGCAGGTTTAGCTTCTGCGGGCTTTAATCCGGGTTTCCCATTCCGAACAGGTCCTGCCACTTCAGGTACTTTCGGCTGCACTCCCACTGCCAAGCCTGCCACGGTTTTGTCGCGGTAGGTAGGAGAAGCAGGGGGAAGGGCAAGGGGCGGATCAGGATTACCCGCTGGTGTTCCCACGAGAGGCGAGGCCAATCCCTCAACAGACTTTGCAGCAGCAAGCTTGCGCGCGCGTTTAACCGCGCGCTTCGATTGCACTGGTAGAAGAGTGTTGTCAACTTGAGCTGGAGACTCCACGCTCGCAACTCGAGCCGCAGAGTCGTCCAGTGGAATCGGACTTTCTGGTGGTATTGTTTGGTTTGGTGTTTCAATCGATTTAACGTTTGTCCCATCAGCCATGTAATCGTTTTTATCTAAAG